TACTACAAAGATCTCTCTATGTTCAGACTTAATGTCTTCAAATACTGCTATGAAACAATTACTAAGAGTTTCATAGTCCATTACCCAATGTGTTCTCATAATATTGGTGTTCAGTTAAGCTGTCCCCCCCTTTTTGTCCATAAAAAAAGGTAGCAATAGCTACCTTTCCTTTGCTGTTTCTCTCTAAATGCTATGCATTTATAAAGCTAAGATAATCAAAATCTGCATTAACTGCAATTAGATTAATAAAACTTTTAATAGATTCTACATCAGCAATGTAATACTCTTGAAATACTTCAAGTTTATGTCTTTCTTGTTTAACACCTTTTGTTCCTGAGATAGGTTGACCATACTCATCAAGCTTAGGAAGCATCTGTAATGTATTTCTCTTTGTTTTAGAGATTACTACAAATACTTTACTTTCTGGGTCAAAGATACATTCTACATAAGGACAATCTGCCGTCATTGGCACTGTTCTAAAGCTTGGTTTGCCATTCCATTCTGAGGCAACAAGCATCATATTTTTTTCCATGTTGGTTATTTTTAATACAAATTAACTTATAATCTTTAAGTTTTCCAAATCAGCTACTTCAATCATTAACATTTCTTTTTCTAAATCTGGTTTAGTACAAAGTTCACCAACAGATTTTAGTAAAGATTCTTCAACACCAAGTAATTCTGCATATCTAGAAAAGAATTTTTCAGGATACAAATAACTATGCATATAGATATAGTTACCACTTGTTTTATCAAAGAAATTAAGAATTGTTTCTTTTGTTTTTTTGCTCATTTTACTGTACTTACCGGTTATAAGATAATTCCAGTCTTCCTCTAAATCAGAAAAATTAAATATAAATACTGCGCTTTCATTGTCTGTTTCTATGTAATCACACAATCTGTTATGTTTTAAAAGAAAATCCTTTTCAAATTTTATATATTCAGGATCAGTTCTTTTGTAATATATACAGATTAATTTTTTATCCTCAGGTTTGTAAAATGTTCCCCATGAAAGATATGTTTCTTTTGGGACAACACTACTACCTTTTTTAATTCCAAGGAGCGGATAAATAAATACCTTGGATTTTTGAAAATACTTTGTATAAAGCGCGTGTACATGCATAATTTAAAGTGTTACATTACCTAAAGCCAATTCATATGGTAGTTTATATTCTCTGTTCTCATAGTGATATTTTAATTTATCTTCTATGTCTTCAAAGTCAGCTAACCATAGTTCTAATGTTTCTTTGCTTACCTGGTAAGGATACACTTGGTTGTACTTATCAATTACTATGAATGTAATTACTATATTCCATTCAACAGCATCTGGAAGCGGCTTAATGAAATTCTCCCAGGCAAGCTTGTGATAAATGGCAGCCTGAATCCAATACTTATAATAGCTTACAGACTCCGGAAAAGATGAAATATCTTTACCTGTAGTCTTCAAGTCATTGATAAATAAGGTCTTGGAATCATAATCCATCACCACATTATCTAAGATACCTTTATAACCAAATGGTAAATGCTCCTGATTAACACTAATCATATGCTCACTAAATGTTTTTATGTGAACATCATTAGGAGTTTTATCCAATTGTAAAAGAGATCTTACTGCTTGATTAGACTTTAATTCAATAAGTGACTCTTTACAATTTGCAAGAGTTATTGAATCAACTACTGTCTTATCAAGACTTTCTTTTAGAAAATTAAAGTAGGATTTGTTTTCTTCTGTGAGAACTTTATCTAATCTTTGCTGATCTGTTTTAAGAGATTGATATAGATTTGCTGTAAGTAATTCTGAGAGTATTTCTTGAGAGTAGAAGTCCAAAGATAATGTATCATTTCCAATTGTGCAATGATATTTGAAAATAGTATCAATAATTTTTCTTTGACTATCTGTAGGAAATTTACCAGGCATACTGATAAATTCTTTGTCATAATGATCTGGCTCAAATAAAAGACAGTGTAAGACACGCCCTGCTACCAGGTGCGCGTCTGTACTGTCTTCTCTCTGATTCAAAACATAATGACTGTAAAACATTCTAGGTGAAAACAATAGCTTATTAATGCTACTGTAGCTAAACCAGAATGGTTTCTTGTAAAATAATTCTAGTTCATCAGAACCAGTCAATGTCAGTGGGCTCATTAGTTTCTTTTATTTGATTGTTATTTGATACAGGTACAATAAGTAATTCTTCAGTTAATACTTCTGTCTCAGCTTCTACTTGATTAGAATCATTTTCCGGTCCCTTTGGTCCCTCTGGTCCTTCAAGACCCAAATCATTTAATTCTTCTAGAACTGGTGCACTTAAATCATCCTGATGTACTTCTTCTATTTCTTCAGAGACTTCATCAAGACCTATAGCAAAGTCTAAGACTGGATGTTCCTCATCATCAAAGTTAATCTCTGCTCTATAGTCAGAGTCAATTGCTACTGCAACGTCTGGTGTTGGAACAATACTTGCTACATTAAAAGTAGAACTTCTAGCAATGTTTGTAATAAACCAATTAAGTCTGGATTCTAAAAGAATATTTAACCATTCTGTAGTAAGAAGACCTAATGAAGTTAATTTCTTAGAAACATCATCTGGATCTAAGCAGTCCACATCTCTTACTCTAAGACCAAAATAACTTACCATAGATTTGAAGTTCACATGATTCTTAGTATGACAACTTGCTATTCTATGACCATACTCCTCTAACATCATAAGCAAATACAATGCACTCTCTACATAATTAGAGTTTGCCATGATTTCCATAGCCATGATATGATTATCCTGGTCTGAGCTCTTAAACATCTCACGCAACTGGGTATATACTTCATTGGTAATTGTTACAGCATCATCACCATTAATCATAGCAAGCAACTCAGACTCATCATAAACTGTTTTGTTTTGACAGTCATCAATTAACTGTTTCCACTCATCATGTATATAATAATAATGATGAGAACTTCCAGTAAATACACTAGTAACTACATGACTAGTTATACTAACCTTAGTACTATAATTAAAATATACATTGTCTGATTCTGAAGACAACATAGCTGTACGTAGATTATCTTTATAATACTCATCTACTGTTACTTTATCAAGATACTCTTCAATCTTAGCAATAGGTGCCGTATAATACCAATTACCGTATAATAATCTACCTGGAGTAGCTTTACCCGTAATTATTATATTGGCATTGTCAGGATCTCTAACCACCTTAATACCTTGATTAAGTGCTAAGTCTTTTAGTTTTGCTCTTGGGATATTAACACCCGGCATAAGATAAATTGTATCTCCTTGTGCAGGAGTATAGCCTTTACTTAAATTAAATAGTTCAAACTTTGAAGAATCTTCAAGTACATGTCTTACATCTACACTGAATGATTCATCTTCCTTATCAAAAAATACTGCTCTTTTCATAATTATAAATTAAAGGGGGCTTTTACACCCCCTTAGTTATTACTGAATTGCCATCTTAACTACGTTAGTATCCTGCATCAAAGCAGCAAACTTAACTTTATTACCATTTACAATCTCTTTGACCATATAGTATCTCAAGTCATTTGTAAAGCCATCAAACTCAGTAGTTAATTTAGCCAATCTTTCAATCATAGCCTTCGGAACTCCACCTTTGTCAGCAACAGTAAGTGCATAGTTAATAACACGTGTTGCAATGACACTGGATAAGTCCGCACGGAAATCATCACCTTGTCCTACTGAAGCTACAATAGCACCTTTTACATATGCTTCATCCTTAGTAAGGATATCTTCAGGAGAAATAATCTTATCTAGTTTATTATTAATAAACATAGTAAACATGCTAGAAAAATCAGCTCCAACAGAACCCTCACCAATCATTTGGATCAATGGCAACTTTTCTTCAAACTTAGGAATAGAACTAATAGCATTAAAGAATGTAGTGATAGCTCTTGGATTAACACGTTGAGTTACAAGCTCTGGGTGCATCAACATAAAGTTGATACATCTACCGTCAACACCTGCAGTCTCAGCCCACTTAGCCCATACTGGTGCATCATACTTCATCTCAACAGAAATAAATCTGGTCTTCTGAGCTACGTCAAGGCTAGTGACATTATAGTCACCATTGTCTGGATTTGAAGTTAAAATAACATGCCAGTTCTTAGGAAGCTTCCATGATACATACTCTTGACGGTCAAGAATCTCCATAGTAGCTTGCATAAATCTGTGGTCAGCACGAGTATAGTCATCCAAGATTAGGAAACCACCCTCACCTTTACCTTGAATCCATTCTGGAGCAGCATGAGACATTCTCTTATCAGCTACAGTATAGCCTGCTTTCATTGCAGCCGGTACTTGAGCTTCAGTAATCCATCTTTGTTTACCTTCTTGATTCTTAACAAGAAATTCTTTAACAGGAAAACCAACAAGGTCACCTAATTCCTCAATCTGAGATAGATTAAGTTTTACAACATCCATTCCTAACTCTTTACCCAATTGTAAAATAGTTGAAGTCTTACCAAGACCAGCATCACCCTCAATATTGACAGCTACAGGAACTTTACCCTGAGCTTGGATGTGCTGATTATTCTTTACCATGTGGTTGATAAAACCTTTTAACTCTTCTGCATTCAATTGTACTGTGTTCATAATGTTTGTTTTTTATAATTCTAATTTAATCACTTGACCTGGTAGGTCTTCATTCATGCCTGATCTTTCTGACAAAACCCATAGAACTTTACTCCTTGGTTTTACAGATGTATAACATTCACCATCAGTGAAATATACCAAGCTTGTATATTTCTTTAGGTTTGCATTGTAATAATCTAGGACGGGATCAAATTCTGTCCCACCTCTTCCTAATACATTAATTTCATTCTTGCCTTTATAAGGCTGAATTGATTTGATAGAAGTATCACACTGTACTATAGTAATATCTACTCCTGCTTTATAGATATGATGAATCTCATTCATAAACTCAGTAAGTTCTGTGTCACTTACTGAACCTGAAGTATCAATAGCAAGCAACATATGCTGACGCATCTTAATCTTTAGACCTGGATTATCTTCATATCTATGGTTTTCTTTCCTTCTAATCTTCTTTGTAAACACCTTAGTGCTTACGCCAGTAAATCTTCTGATGTAACCTTTCCAATCAAACTTAGCTCTAGTAATCTCTTCAATTACAATTAGACCCTCAATTTCACCTGGCATATTACCACGTTTCTTAACAGTCTGTTCTTTTGCATCTTGTAGAATCTTCTGAACTTGCTTTTCAATTAGTTTTTTCTCAGCATCAGTCAGGTCCTCAAACTCTTCCCATGTGCTATGATCTGGAACATTTCCATTAGCAATGTCATCAAGAAGATTATCCATAGGTGTATTACCTGTGGTACCATTCTTATCCTTCTCATCTTGAAGGCGGAGAAGCTGGTCATAGTAATATCTACAACCAGCCTTTTTATCTAGTTTGAGATCCGCATAGTCTTCAAGTTTGATACCTCCTTCTGGCAGCCAAGAGTCTTCAATATACTGATTAATTTCCATATCCATGGCAACATTAGCAAGCTTTTTGTTACTGAAAGAACTAAAACTTACAAGGTGTCCAAATGCAATATGGAGCAATTCATGTTTCAGTAAGCCCATTTTATGATCATCACTTAGACCAGTCCAGAATTCCTCATTGATGGCTAATTGATAATTAATATTCTGTTTGCTTACTCCTGCAGTTGGGAGATCTTTTCTCCAAACTTTATTCAACATAATGAGAAAGAACCCGTAATAGGGCTCTTTCAACATTAAATCTTTACTTATTTTACTAAGACTCTGTGCTTTGTCCATCATCTCTTATTTTTACATTGATGTCTACTTTGTCCATTGGATACCCTATGCTTCCTAACATACTGGTTAAGTCCCGGATGAAAAACTCCAGGAATGTTTCTATTACATGTTTGTCTGCTTTATTATTAGTAATAATACCAAGTACACGTGCAGATGATAATGCTATGGCTTCATCACCAATTACATCAGCAATTCTCTGTGCAGTCATTGGAATTTCATGCTTCCATTTTGCAAATACTTGCCCTGAAAATTTATACAATAATACTAGCTCATTATTATCAAGTGGACTGTTCTCAATTGCATGAAATGCAACTACATGATTCTCAAAATCACTTGACTGAAACATGTTAATCAGATTTTTTAATTCATCTCTTGTCATTAGTCTTCAATTTTTAGGGTCTTAATAGCCCATTCTTTTAATTCACCAGATGCAATCATATCTATCCATTCTTTTGCAGTAGGAATATATCCGTTGCAATCTTCTTTTACATGTTGTTCACCAACATATCTTGTGTATACAGTTTTGCCATCAGAGTTAGTAAATGATATACCAAATCTTTGCTCACATTCAAAAATGCCCTCACTATGGTGACGGAACATTCTATGTTTACTATGACCTACCCAAGATTTAGTCTCATCAAACCATTGGTGGATATATAAATAATCTACGGGAGCTCCTCCAAACTTTCTAGCTGAAGATACAGCATGTTGATATGGATGTGCCATTACTTATTTTTTAGAATGTTAACTACTTCTTGCCAATAAGCAAATCCCGGCATGTTTATTCCTTGACTTATAGGAGCCAAAGCACAAATTTGTTCTGCAACCTTAATTGCTTCTTCTTTACCCTGTTCTTTTCCTGATAATTCTGTATACCTAGTATATAATTGATTAGCTTTTTCTTGTTCTGACTTCATGTTATAAGGTTTTCTGAATTAAAGAACCTTCATGATAAAAAGTTTCTACTTCAGTAACTCTAATATCATTTACAATTTTATACTTACCTGATGGTACAAGAATACATACATTACCATAACCACCATCATTGTTCCACCAATCCTCAATATCATTGAGTAACTGTTCTTCAACAAAATGTGCAATATCTGATTCAAGACCCGAATCTAGTGTACTAAGATTCAGTATATCTGTTCCCCACACATCAAGGTCATTTAAATCTTCAAATGCATCTTCTTCATTTTCTTTCAATTTTTCTGCAGTATAAACTACATTTTCAATTGCACCTGAATCACCAGAGCCTTCATAAGTTACTTTAATACCAGTTACTCCCAAGTCAGCTAATCTAACAAGGGTTCCAATCATATCCATTTCTTTCATACTATTTGATTTTGTAAAACCTGCCAAGGATATTGGCATTTAGATATTCTTCTTTTTCAAGCACTTCTCTTACAAATTGAGATTTAGTCTCATGATATGTTAGCTCTGTCTTTGAGAAACATATCCTAACCATAAATCTCTTTATAGGAATTCCTGCTTTATGTGCATCCTGTAGCACTTGATTACTGCTGTAATAATTTTCATAGTTAGTTTTAGTAATAAAAGTGTATTTAGATGCTCTTTTATCTGTCATTGCAGCAATAGCTTTCTTTCCAAGTCTTTTCTTAACTATAGAATGAAAATTCTTCTTGCCAATATAACGGACTGCTTTACCATCAATGATTGCTTCCATTTCATAAATGAAACCTACAGCACCATCTGGAATTTTGCTGTCATTAAATACTTCACCTTTATATAACCAACTCATACTATCTGTTTTAGTAAAGATAATAACTTATCTCTCACAGGTTCAATACCATGATCTCTGACAGAGTCTGATAAATCCTTAGACATGTCAAGTAATACATATGGAATATTGTACTTATCCTGATATCTCTGAGCAGCTTTAATGCCAGGCTCATCATTATCAAACAGTACAATTATCTTAGCATACTTCTCTCTAAGTTTATTTATAACAGATTCTCCAATCATTGTATTCTCACTGTCCGGAGCAATACATTCTATGTTACCAATACCAAGCTTCTTGAAAGACATAAGGTCTTTAAGTGAAGAAACAATCAGTAAATACTTGGAATCATATTGCAGTTGATCCATACCTTGTGTATAGTTCTGGATCTTAATGAACTTCTTCTCTGGGACTTTAGGCATATAAATCTTATACAATTCACCGTCCTGTCTAAAATAACCATAAACATAAGATCTTGTAAACCTATAAGATACTATAGTACCATCAATAGCAGTCTTTTCCATAGTAAAGAACTCCAATGGGACAACATTATATCTCTCCAACACAGTTGAAGAAATCTTAAAACTCATCCAAAACTTAGAGTCTTGGGAATTCCAGTGTCTCATTTGGTAATCTGTTACCTTGAACTTATCATGAAATTGAATTGGTCCTCTTTCTGCAGGTGCATTATACTTAAGATATTCCTGATAGTCAGTTAGTATTCTATTAACTGCTTTGAATCTTGTATCATAGTTAAATAAACATTTAACAAGTTCAATTTGATCACCTTGAAAGCCAGAAGAGAAATCTTTAAACTTGTAGTGATCCCCATTGCGGTATATAAACATGCTTGGAACTTTGTCCTTTACATTAAATGCGGAAAGCATCTTTATGTCTTGACCAATAAGTTTCTCTTTTAAGTTTAAATAGTATTCAAATACCCATTCTCTGGGTACATCCTGTAAATCAGATACTAAGTTCTTAGTTGAAATCATAGCCAATAAAATAAAAAGGGAGCCCAAGACTGAACTCCCTCATTATAAGAGTAGTTATTAGTCTAAGCTAAAATCAGAAGATGTCTTTGGTTTATGAAATACATCATCCTCATCACCAAAAGATTTAACTTCTTTAACTTCTAATTTCTTAAGATGTTTAGTTTCATTATATACAATGACTACATCATCTTGTTCAGCACCAAATGCATACTTCTTTCCTTCTGCTTTTGGTAACCACATGTCATAGTTAGTATAACCTGTTTTACCCTCATATTCTTTACCAGCAACACAAAACTCAAGATACTTTTCTCTAAAGTCTGCAGTTTTACTGAATTCTTTAACAAAGTCTTCAATAGTCTCATGTTTACCATCTTGTTCAACAAACCAAGAATCAAGTTGTAATGTATGAGCAAGAGTTCTTAAGAAGATCAAGATAGATCTATCTCTCTGAATCTTAATACCAGTCTTAGTTTCACCATCAGCAAATGCATATTGACTTGCTTTAACTCTACCAATTTGACCCTGGTATCTTCCTTTGCTCTCATCATCTTTGTCAATCATAAAACCTTCAAAACCTTCAATAGGTGCAGTTTCTACATGTAACATAAGATGATATGCTCCAGGAATAAACTTGAATTCTTCAAGTTCAATGCTATTAATCTTTAATACATGATTACCTGGTGTAATTGTCTTTGGTAGTCCTGAGCCTGCTGTGCCCAAATCAGTTGTGCTTAATGCCATTTTCTTTTGTTTTTAATAATTAAATAAATACTTTGTCCCAGTGGAACTCAAGTTCTCCTTGTTCATTCATCTCTGTAACTACTATCTCTTCATTTCTTAGATGTTCTGGTCTTGCACCACAAGTAACTTCTTCATTTGTCTTGAATGACAAAATAGTTTTGTTACCCTTTCTGTACATATAACCAATTGCATCTGCATTAGCGCAGATTAAAGATTTAATCTTACCAGTCAAATCTATATTTGCTGCAAGAACCATCTCTCCCTTGTCATCAACTTGTTTGTCCTTGATGTGGCCAGACAAAATAATGTGGGGAGCTAAAGTATCAATAAAACCTAAAACTTGAAAGAAAGCTTGTCTTAAATATAAGTAACCTGCACCATTTGCTAAAGACAATACATTGTCCCCATCATAGTTCTTACCCATGCTGGTGTTACGGTATAGCTTGATGGCTAAAGGCATCACCATATCCTCTAATGCAGTTACAGTATCTATAGTAAGATACTTATACGGATTGCCTGCAGCTTTAATAGCTTTACCAGCATCAAGTAGTTCTTGAAGGCTTGTAATTTTTACTTTAAGAGCTTCTACATAATCAGCACCATTTTCTAAATCTATAAGAAGATTATTCTCTAGACCAGCAAATGCTGTTGTTTTACCTGTCTTTGGCTTAGAATAGATAATTAATCTTTTTGGATTAACTCTCTCAGCCTTTACTTTTGTAGTTGGAAGTACTATACTCATGCTTTTAGTGTTTGTGCTAGTTTTTCAAAATCTTTAGCAATTCTTAAAAGAATATCAGAAACTGAATCCTCAGCATCTAAGCTTACATCTTTAAGCTTTGGAACAAATTCATCTTCAAAGTCAGGAAATACAGAAAGGCTTATTTGCTCTTTAGGAGCTTCAGCTTTTCTTTTCTCATAAAGATTATAAGTAATCTCAGAACCGTCCGGCATAATTACCATTAACTCAGACAATGGAATTGTATAAGCAAAATAGTTTTCTCCCATAGAGTTTGTACCTTCCTTTACATCATATTCTTCAGCAAAGTAAGGATTGCTTTTGTACTTGAATAGAGGTCTTTCTTCAAAAGCTGATTCAATCCCAATTTCTTTACCGTTAACATCTCTGTTAACATCAATAAATTCAATAAAGATATCTTCACCTCTTTTTAACTCTCCTTCAAACAGCTGAACTTGTCTACCATATTTACCCTTCTGAAAGAACGCAGTCTTCAGAGTAAAGAATGGATTAGAGATTTCAGCTTTTCTAAACTTATCCATGTGATAAGCAAAGAACTCTTTTTCTTTTTCTTTTCTTGTCATAATTATAATTTAATTTTTGTTGCTTGCGGAGGTGTTTCTATTTCAATTATCCTCATGTTACCCCTATCTAGCTTAAAGAAGCTTAACCTAGTTGTTCCGTTCCTAGACTTTAAGAAGTGAAATGCAAGTAAATCTTCATCATTCACTATAAATCTTTCAGGACCATAGAACCTAATCTTTCTGATAGAAGGTTTGTTAATACCAAGTACTACATCAGCATGTTGTAATAGAGCATCTGCTCCAAATAAATCAGAATCTAATACATAATTCCCATAGTCACCATCTTTGGATCTGTCTGGATTATCTATATTCCTATTCAACTGACTTAAAACAAGAAATGCCACAGGATAATGTTTCTTCATATATGTTAGAGCTTCCCCTAATGCATATAATACTTCAAACTTATCTCTCTGACCTTTCCCTACTTTAAGTAAAGCGGAGTGGTCAATAGTAACCAGAGCATTTGTGTAGTTCCCATCTTCATCTTTGTGAGCTTCCATATAATAATGTATAGTTGCACACATCTCATCCACAGTACACGGATCATATACTACATCTATGACATCAGTATTAGCAGTTTCCTCATAATACTGAACACATTTTGCATATAGATCCTTATCCACGGGCTCACCCTTGCTCATTAATGTATTGTAATCAGAAGCAGTATTCAGACTCAGCTTTCTGATACCATTGGTCTCATCAAGCATTTCAAACTGGAACTTAAGTACTCTAAACTTATGGTCTTGATTCTCCTGAATAATATCAGAAATTAACTGTTCCATAAATAAAGTCTTACCTGTGCCAGGCCTAGCACCTACTACGGTGATAGTTCTCCATTCCAATCCATCACAGAAGGCATCATTAAATTTGGGCCATGAACTTTTAAGTGACTTTAGCTCACCAGATCTTCTAGCCTTCATCTTAAGAAGGGCTTTTCTAAGAGCGTCTCTTTCACTCACAGGCTTCAGAGCCCGGGCACCGTTAAATAAATCTGCCATACATTTGGATTAAGTTGTTAACTTACTTTTTACATCATTATAGATGTAGTGAGATAAACCCACTATTAATTCAATTGCTAAAAATTGAATTAAAGACACTTCAATAAGTAGAGTCTTTATAAACAACCAGGAAACAAGAGTTCCTATTGCAGCAACTAAAAATAATTTAAATCTAATCATACTATCTTTTCTTTAAAGAAAACTGGTGCTTCATAATCATCTTGTGAAATCATATCACAATAAGTTGCTAGTGTAGAATCCCAGGTTTTATCTGTATTCTGCTTTCTAACAAAGTACTGAGAGTTACGCATGTAGTTGTATCTATTAATAGAATACTCTTCTACATATTTTTCAGTGGCTTGAATTACTGTTTCCCATGAATAATCAAATGTTTCAAAGAACCATCTAAATGCATTTTCTAAACTTTTTATATTAACTCTTGCATAAACACCGCTTGGCAATTTAGTTGCCGGAAAGCATTCATTATAAGTTTTAATATTGTCTAGAAAATCATCACCCATAAGGTTTTTAGATGTTTTCTTCTTAGATTTCTTGAAGTAACCTTCAATTTCTTCTATAAATTTAAGAGTATTATCGGACAATTGCAAATCTTCAGTTAAGTAATTACCTGATTTAAGTTTTAAAACTTCAAGGTTAAAATTTACAGAATCAGAGCATTTTACTTTCTCTTTAATACAAAACAAAACATACATACCATTAGGTGTAAGTTTTTGTTGTAATATTTTACTGAATACTTCTTGCATTACCAATGAATTGTATAGTTATATAAATGTTTAACAGTGCTTTGTACTTCTTGAAATACACCTTTAGAATCCCATTTGCTACCGTTGTAAGCAGCACTTGCAGGATGTGAAACCATAAATTTAGTACAATTTTCTCCACACATGTCTGCCCACTCTTGAGATTTTTTACCCATATATACATATACAAGTCCTGGATGAAAATTCTTAAGGTAATCAAAAATATAAGCTACAAATGGAGCCCATATTTCATAATGTTTACCAATCTTTCCAACTTCAGTTGTAAGAGCTGTATTTAGCATAAGTATACCTTGATTAGACCATCTCTTTAAATC